TTGTGCCAAACGACATCGACCTTACCGATATGGCTACACTTCCTTACTATGACCACAGCGAGGGTGCCGAATGGCAACTGGAATACAGCGAGGCCAGTAAAACATTCAAGAGATTTGAGGTTGTTCACAAATTAAATATAGAAGGAAGAAAAAATCCTTGGGGTCAGTACATCAAGTCAACACAGTGCGATGCTTTGCAGGGAGTAAACTCTTATGCTTTTCTTGAAGAAGTAAGTGGTTTTACAAAGAAGGGTATCTATAACATAGGCGTGGATGGAAAGGCATATTTGCGATGGGTTGACAGACCACTTGGCAGTTCAAAGTGGCGCGTATCAACAGATGTTTTACAACAAGATTGTGTAGAACTTGAAGAGGAACAGGTCTCGTTTTCGGGTATTGTCTACCGAAAGGGCGCAGATTTCTGAGATAGTTATCTCAATTATCTGTTGACAATCCCATACAGGAATGAGATAGTTCCTGTATGAAGTTAGATAAGACAGTATTACCAAGGTCACTGGACAACTATCTGCGTAGTGAAAATTACGACAGCGGCTCTGTACCTACAGACATAAGTGCCACGAGGCTGAAGGACTCACCTCGTGTCAACCGTCTCTTTAAAGAACACGCCAGCCAAATTACCATTGACTATACGAAGCGGGGCTTCGCCAAACTTGGCGAGGCTTGGCATGACTATATGTACAAGTATGCCCCAGAGGACTGGGTGTGCGAAGAGAGGTTCTACGCGCAGATAGATGGCAGGATTATTTCTGGTGCCATTGATGCGATAGAACCCACCGCCACAGGGGTCAACATCTGGGACTACAAGTTGATGACATCTTATAAGGCACAGACTGAACTCAAAGAGTTTGAGGCTCAGTTGAATATCTATGCCTTCCTTCTTCGACAGAATGATATGAACCCTGAGGGCTTATATATAAGTGGCATTATCCGCGACTGGTCTGACAAGAAAGTTGGCGGCAACTACCCTGACACTATGTTCCCTGTCTTTGAACTTCCCATGTGGAAACCAGAAGAGGTGGAAGAATATGTTAGAGAGAGACTTGCCCTACATTTCGCAGAAGAATTACCACTCTGCACAGACGAAGAAAGATGGATGTCCCCGCCAAGGTTTGCAGTTGTATCTCAAAAAACTGGGAAGACCCTCAGACTTTTTGACAGTGAACAACAAGCAATCGACTACCAAACCAAAACACCAGTCACCATTGAGAGGCGTGAGTCTGAACCAATAAGGTGTCAGCGGTTCTGTGAGGTTGCGTCATTCTGCGACCAATATCAGTCAGAACTATTTACCAAGGAGATATTGTCAGATGGCAAATAAGATATCAGACCTACAGAAGAAACTGTCCCAGTCAGATACTGGGAAGGCTGACATCAGGGGGAAGGAGTATTCAACTGTACCCCTTCGTGTTGAGTTGTTTCGCCGCGAGTTGGATGCTGGTGATATTACTAACCTGACCTCTATATTTACACGGGTTGAGATGTACGAGGACAGAGTTGTTACTCGCGCATACCTAGCCGAAGAGGTTGATGTAATCATCAACGAAGAGGGGCAAGAGATTGTCCAGATGAAGAATGTAAAGTCTGTCGGAACATCAGAGGAAGACAGACAGGCCAGCATGATTAACAAGACAAGTGCTGTAGAAAATAGCGAGACCAGTGCCGTTGGCAGAATGCTTGCGGTACTTGGGGTTCATGGTGGGGTGATGGCCTCTGCGGAAGAGGTGGACTCCGCTATGAAAGCCCAAAAGGTTGTGGAGTTGCGGCCTTCAAAGAAGCAAACAACGAACATGACCGTGGAAGAGTTCTTAAAAGTCCTCGTAAAGTCCAAGACAAAAGATGATGTCAACAGCCTTCTCATTAGTGAAAAGGTTTTCTTTGACAAACTCAAGTCGGAATCAGAGATGGACTTCTTAGAACTAAAGAAGCAAGTCACAGATTACAGAGATGCCTTGCCAAACAAAGCCGAGAATAAGGAGAATCTTAATGGCTGAGTATGATAACAACCTTCGTGGTGCCTTGTTCAAGAATGACCGCAAGGAAACCGAAAAGCAACCTGACTACACAGGTAATGTAGAAGTTGAAGGCCAGAAGTATAACATGGCCGGATGGATGCGTAAGTCCAGTAAGGGTCAAGCGTACATGAGTATCTCTTTGTCTGTTCCACAGCCACAGGGTGCCGCGCCAATGCCATCACAGGCTAACCATTCTTCTTCTTCGATGGATGATGAAATCCCATTTTAAGGAAAAGAAGATTCGTTCTTCCTCGCATCTTGGCAGGGTGCGGCAACGCCCCTGCCTTGTATGTGGGAACCCACCACCTAACCATGCACACCACATACAGTTCTCAGAACATCGTGGTCTAGGTCAGAAGGTGGGTGACCAGTGGACAGTACCGCTATGCGGAATATGCCATCACAACTTGCATACAACGAAGGAAGGAGAACGCCTGTTCTGGGTGTTCGAGGGTGTAGATGCAATGCAAGTGGCTAAAGATTTGTGGAGAGAAACAAATGGGAAAGCCGAAACTAGCACCCGAAACGAAGACATATAACTTGTTAATGCCCGTGAGGGACTGGCGTGTGTTATCGAAAATTTCACATGAAGAGTCAAAATTGCAAGGTAAATTTATCTCTGTCGGACACCTTATTAGAGAGGCATACAAGGCACTGTATTATGAGGAGATGGAATGAAGCCCGTACCACGAAAGGCTTTTGAGGAAGTCAGCGGATTTGAGGCGAAGAAACACGCCATCCGTCAGACGACTGACGGCCTGTGGCAACTGACCCTTACCATCCACGAGTTTGGTACAGCAGACTGGCTTGTGTTCGCGCCGACAGGTATGCCGCTGGCTATAGGTCTGAAGGCTCTGGACTACGACAACCCTCAAGAACCAGAACAGCAGGAGAACCCAAACAAGAGATACATTCAACGGTCAGTGATGCTGTGCAAGGATGAACGATTCCAAAAATATATGGAACGCCGCGCATCAGAAGAGGGTTTCTATGACTGGGGTATGGACACACCAGAGAGGGAGACATCGAATGCCTTGCGAACTTATCTGGGGCTTGATAGCCGTTCTGAGTTGGGGGCTGTTCATAATGACGCTGTAAGATTTCAGATGGACACACTCGTAAATGAGTTCCGTGAGTCTCTGAAACAGAGATAGACAGTTATTGGTGTATATACAATGAAGACGGAAGGTAATAGAGATGGAGAGTCTGTTAACTGCGAAAGAAATTATGCAACGCTGGAAGGTTTCACGCGCCACCATCTACAGAATAATCGACAAGGGAGATTTAAAGGTCTATAAAATAGGGTCATCACTCAGGTTTGACCCTGAGTCTGTCCGTAATTACGAGGAAGGAGTAATGGGATGGAGTATCGACTCGTCAAGAGAAAAGGAAGAAAGTGGGATGTCGAATGGCAAGAGAGAGTCCCACGGGGAAACACATTCAAGACAGTTCGTAAATGGCTTTCAACGGGGACGGATGACCAAGAGAAGGCTGAAGAGTTCTTCAATGGGTTCGTCAATGGCACCACAGATGTAAGGGGTAATGCCTTATATAATATATCTGAGGTGCTACAAGAATACACTGTTGAACTAATCAACAGAAAGACAGCCATGAGAAACATGCAACGACACTATAGCATAGTGCGTATGCTTCTTCGTCACATGGGTGACATTGACTTCAGAACCCTCAACAAACGAATGACAAAGGAATACATCCGCAGTCGAGATGTAAAGCCACAGACCGCATCTCGTGAGTTGGATGTCCTCAGTGCGGCTTTGCATTATTGTAAGGATGAGGAACTAATAGAGTGGACACCGTTCAGATTTGAAAATGTTCAAGGTGTCCCTCGTGAACGCTTCCTTTCGCAGGAAGAGATTAACAAGTTGCTTGATGCTTGCGAATCGTACCACATGAAATTGTGGACATTGATTGCTCTATCTACGGCGGCGCGGAGTGGTGCTATTCTTAGCCTCACATGTGACCGTGTTCTCTTTGATGATAACATCATAGATTTCAGAGACCCCACGATAGAGGGCAAGCACAAGCCCCGTTCAACAATTAAAATGCCGCAGGGTTTGCGTCCGTACCTAGTGGATGCGGTGAACAAATCTGTAAGCGGGTATGTTGTGGAGAGAGACGGCAAGCCGATGAAGAACATATACGGCGAGTTCATACAAACAGCACAGAGGGCGGGTCTTCGTGGTGTAACGCCGCATGTCATGCGTCACACATGTGCCGTGCATATGGTAAAGAATGGCGTCCCTATATATGAAGTGTCAAAGTATCTAGGTCACAAGAGTGTCGAGATAACTCAGAAGCACTACGCTAAGTTCTCACCAGACTTTATGGAACGCTCATCAGAGGTGGGGTCTAGTCTTATCTCTGGGGAGAAACTTCGGGTGATACAATAGCGGTCACCCTGATACACTGTGATACATACAGGTACAATAAATTATACAGAACTGCTTGTAAGTAATTGTTTTATATATTGGAATTAGGCTTCACTCCCGCCATAACCCCTCAATATAAACAGTTACTTACTTGCCATTTGTATCAATTCTGTATCATGCTACATAGGTACGGCAAGTTTGAGTAGCCTGTCGGATAAACGCTTCGCCCTGTTCGGGGTCTGCTTTGCCCAACGCGAATCAAGAATCTCGGTTGCACACATTTCCCACTCGCCGTTCTCAGCATAGGCAATAGACTGCTTGAACTGGGATAGGCGCGGTCTCCCTAATTGAAAGCACATGTTGGCGAATATTCTCTGTGCGTCCTCAGGATAGTTGTCCCACCCCTTGAAGATAAGCATACAGTCAGCCACGCAGTTGGCTACATCCTGTTCAAACGCCTGTTTGATTCTGTCGAATGGAATCTTTGTACCAACATCTTTGCCATACTCTGGGTCTCCGCGAACTATTAAGTGGCCAATACCAAATGTTGGGTGGCCTTCGGAACAAAGATAGATTTCCTCCTTCATCCCTTCGTCAATAGTAAGTTCTTCCCTTAACAAGTTAATATCCATTACTTGGTACTCACCTTCTCTGAGTTAAGCCACACAGCAAACGCGCCTGTCATGGCACCCGTGACAACGGATACCAATCCTGCTTGGCTGGGGCTGGGGTCAGGCAATGCCATGAACCACTCCACAACACGCCAACTCATAACTGTCATTGTAAGCATCATCAGTCGCGGTAAGATGCGCCACTTGAGGATGCGCTCCATAGTATATTCTGCCATTACTTCTTCCTGAACTTATCCAATCCACGGATGCCAAGTGCGGCAGAACAAACCAAGAACAGGAGATACTGATACCAGTCCGGCAGTTCGTTTAGTCTTTCAAATCCTGTCTTGACTACTCCATCTAGGCCGGGGATAAAAACCAGTATGCAAGGGATTAGAATAACTATTGTAACGAGTTCGTCTTTCCACGAACCCTGCGTCCCTTGCGCCATAATGATTTCCCACTTGCTGTCGTGGGTTGCGGCGGTCTTCATTATCTCCGCTTTGGCTTCGGCCTCAGTCAGTGCGAGGTTAGCCTTCGCCTGTTGCTTCTTTGCCTGTCCCTCTAGGAAACTTCCTGCGAGGTTAGCGATAGGACTTATGAGTGCAGTCCACATTAGATACTTGCTCCTTCTGGTTTTGCACAGCGAACACCGCGAATCTGTGGGTAAGGAAAATTCCTTACAATCGCTTCGGACATCTCAACAATACGCTCGTGGCACTGCGCCTCATTTTTGTAAGGACCTCTATTATCTTCTGCTATCAGGCACTGTACGCCATTGACCGATAGGAAGCAGAAGAATACAGAGGCGGCGAACATGGTTAGTCGTCCCTTATTCTTTTCTTTAGTCTCGCCATATCAGAGACAAGACGGTTTCTTTGACGGATGAGTTGGTCAATTCTAGACTTCTTCGCTTCAGGCGACATGCCGCTAGTTTTGATTCCCTGAATCCTGTCATTAAGTTCGTTCAACTGTTGGTACTTCTTGTTGAGTTGCTTCCTTACGCCAAGTAGTGAACGGTTGTCGCGGCGCATCTCCATCGCTTCTTCATAGTTGCCCTCTTCACGGAGCCTGTTTATTCCACGATTGATTTCATCCGCTTCCCGCTTGAGTTCGTAGAACTCAGAGAGGAATCTATTTGCGGGGTCATTGCCCCGTTCCTTAACAAATCTTGTGAGGCCAAGGTTTCTGGCGGCGACATCACTCAAGCCACTGCCAAACAGTCCCGCTGGCTTCGATGGGATTGTGCCAAATGTGCCAAGTATGCTGTCCATACCACCAAGGAACAGCCCACCAAGAGAACCAAGGTAGCCGTTCACCAACTGTTCAAACTCAATCGGGCTGATACCAGCGAGGGCGGTTGCATCACCCATGAGTTTTGCAAACTCAGATGTGGTTGAATAGGAACGCATTGCTGTAGGCAAGCCGCGAACCCCAAGACTTTCCAGTTCTCTGCCACGGAAGAAGTCCTGATTGGTAGCAACCTCTACGATAGGACGGACGGCCTGTGGTATCGGATTGAAACTGAAGTTGTTTAGGAATATCTGACTGACCGCTTCAGCAACATACTCACCATCCCTCTGACGGATGCCGTCAAGGAACACCTCAGGTATTGTTGAGAACACCGCGCCAATCTCAAACGGCTTTGGTATCAGGAACTTCTTATCGCCAGCGTAGATGATGTAGTAATTCAACTTGCGATACAGCGGCTCCTGTTCCCAGTCATCCTCTTGGGACATGATTGCATACAGCCCCATCGACAGACCCATAAGGGTAAGCCCCTTCATCGCTGTCCGCTTGGCATTAGCCTCTGTCCCAAACGCCGTTCCTGTGCGATATAAGCCCTGCACACGGGCGTTGAGGAAGGGAACTAGGGGAAGTAGCATCGCAAAGGTTTGCGCGGCTCCACCTTGCGGATTCCCCTTGCGAGAGTAGTTGATAAGGTTGAGTGCCTCATATGCGGCATCGCCTTTCTCAGCACCCTGTTCCAACATTCTGCGGAAGATGGCTTCTCGTGTTGCCATTTCCGTTGCCTCACCCACCGTATTCACCTTGTCTACAAGACCCATGAACATGTCGGACAGTTTCTGTGGGGTGTCCACAATAGTGTAACCTTCATGTCTGCGGTAAAACCGCTTCATCTTTTTGGCAAATTCTGTGTTGCTTTCGCCGAATGTGTAACCACCAAAGCCACCGATTGTCTTCATCTCTTGGACTGTTTCAGCATCAGCCAGCGCATTCTTCAGGCCAATCATTGTATCAACCATCGGACGGAGAGGTGCGTCCACCGTTACGACACCAGCCATATCACCACGGATAAGGTTGGCTTCCATAAATGATGGGGTAATCGTAATCATGTTACGGAAGAAGCGGCCAATTTGTTGCATGGTGCGAAGGAAGCCATTCATCTGCATTGGCGTGAATGTTCTCATCGCCGTGATTAGTTCGCCGTCAGACCCGACATCGTAGAACACGGTCTTGCCATTTTCCCTCAGAGTGAAGTGGTTGTTGTTGTTTTGCGCTTCAGTCGAAGAGATGCGGCGAGGGGCCTGCACACCGTCATAAAATCCAGTAGCCTTTAACTCCTCAATGACACCTACGGTGCGTTGTGTGGCTAGGTTTCTTAATCCGGCAGAGACAATGGCTTGTGTGTTTTGAAATACATTTTCATACAGGTCGCCAATCTTTTCCTCGCCACCCTTTAGTTTGCGAAGAACATCTTTGATACGGGCGTCTGGGTTATCGAATGCAGATGTGGTGTTCTGCGCGTAAGTGCTTGCCCTGCGAACCTGACCCATGAACCCTTCAGTGTAGTGTTCTTCTTCGATGACACGGTAGAATGGTACATAGTCGGCAGTGCCAATAAGTTTTTGTTTAGTCTCTTGGTCAATCGCGCCAGTGTCCTGAAGGAACTGCATCAAACTTTCATTGAAGTTTTTGTATTGATTGAATACCTCGTTGAACTCAGGGTTCTCTGCGCCGTACCGCATACCCTCTGCAATCTGTTCATCGGTCAGTAGGTTCTCTCTGCCTTCTGCCTTTAGACGCTGTGCGCGTTGTGCATACACATACATCTGGAACTTGGCATACTTATCTCCAGTTCCAATAGGTTCAAAGATATCCCGTAAACCCCGCGTGCCTTCAACGATGGAGACCGTCCCGTCTGCGTTAAGTTTAGGCGCACCCAACTTTGTGAACATCTCCATCTTGCCGGAGAGTTGTTGTGCAATCTCTGTAATCTTGAACGCACCTTGTGCGAATGGAAGATAGCGGCGTTCTCCAGTCCTTCGATAGTTTAGTTCAAGTTCTCTGCGTGCGATTGGTGCAAGTCCGTGGATAAACTCGTTAACGAACTTTTCTCTTGATGCCGCACGCCCTTCCTTTGTGGTGAACTTGCGAATGAAGTTGTAAACCTTGGCACTGACAGACCGCGCATTCGGGTCTGCCATGATAGCCCTCATGCCATCGGTTGTTCTGTAGTCTCCTGCTCCGAATCGGACTGACTCTTCTTCGCCTTGTATAGTTCGACCAGCCTTTCCGCTAGACTCTGCATCTGCTTTGTCGATAGTTGCTCGGACAGAGTTTGGTCGGGCTGTTCCGTCCACGGAGCGTAACCCTGTTTTGCCATTCATAATCTCCTTAAATGCATCTTCGTATGACTCGTTAAGCCTTTCTTCCAAACCACCGTTTGTAAGTTTTGCATACAGGTCTTTCTCTGGATACCAGAGGATTGCTTGCATGTCTGCTGATGTAAGATTGAGGCCGTTCTCTGCAAGTATCTCCCTTGCACGACTCACAATATCTCGTATGAAAGAACGCTGTTGACCACCAGATGGTGTGTCTTTAGGCTTTACCCCATTGGTAAGGGCGTTGGCGGCAGACCGCATCAACTGTGTCTTTTTGATTTCTGCCTTAGGTACACCAGCGTCACGCTGGCTATCGTAGTAAGCCTCGCCGATTTCGTTTTGTTCTGTAATCAAATCGAATGTGTATTGTTCATCCGTGCCAAAAAAATTTTCATCAAACTGCACACCTTCATTACGCATCTCAACGCGCATCTCCTGAAGGTTGTTTTCAAAAGCCTTCTTGTTTCCAACAAGTGTGCCAGTCAAGCGTCCCCATGTACGCATGAACCAAAGGTCAATGGTGATTGGGTCATAGTTACCCATGAGGTTTTGGTAAAAGCCCTGCCCAATTTTTGGGCCAAACATAAATGAGCCATAAACATTTGTGTTAACTTGTTCACCGCTAAGAGTAACTCCACCCTTACCGACTTTAATCCCGATGTCTTGAAGTGCTTGCTTCAATTCGCCAACTGTAAACTGGGTGTCTAGGAACTGATAGAATGACTCGTTTTTTTCCTTGAACACATCAAGCAATATGTTTGCGTTAATAAAGTTTTTCTCAATCGCAGGAGATGACTTGCCCTCACCAAATACTGGGAAGCGTCCGTTGTCTCTCCAGAACTCATAAGCCGCCAGACCAAGGCGTGAGTTACGGGACACAACAATACCTTGTGATGTTATAGCAAGTGCAAGAGAAAATGCGGAACGGTGTTCTCTGTCGGTGGCTACCTCTGGGTACATCTCAGCGACAGAATCAATGGCCGCTTGAATATTTGCCGTGTACCAGTTGGTTGCATTGTTCTCTGGGTTGTTTTGTCGTGCCGCCACTGTCTCTGCCGCAAGAATGCGGGACAGTTTTTCGTCACTCTCTGGTGTTCTGTTGGTATAGTTCAGGGGTTCTTCTAGAACACTGAGACTTCTGTTGTGCAACATGCGCCCAGCCTCAGATACATTTCGTCCGGCGGTGCGCTTCTTCCCATCCTTACCTTTAGCATTGTCTGCATCAGGAAGTTGTGGGTCAAAGTTTGGATTATAAAGAACATCCATTGAGGAACGCTTACGCATACCCTCATCAAAGCCGAACTGGTCAGCAATGGCGTTGTTGTTTCTGTTCATGGGTGCGACATCATTCAGGTCTTGAACTCGGTCAAGACGAATGGACGCCTCGTTAAACATATCCATTTGGACAGGTTCAGTTTTCTCCGGCTTCTTAACAACAAAGGATGAGTCGTAGTATTTTACAGCATCGCCAAGTTCAGGGAACTCCTGCTTGAAGCGTTCAGAGTTAGCCAACTTATTATAAATGCGTTGCTTCTGTTCACTGTTGCCAGCAAACTTTACACCGTCAACGCGTATGCCGTTATCTCTTGCGTAGTCCAGCCCCTTGCGGACAGATGCCACAACTCTGCCAAACATTTCAAACAGTGCCTGTGGGGTAATGGGAACATCACCAGTCATAGCATCAAAGCGGTCATCCACTTTGAAGTCCACATTCATAAAGTTGACTGAGTCTCCAGCCTTGTCTTTATATTGGTCAAGCCCTCTGACTGAATCAGGCAAGTCCTCAATATAGAACTGCTGGTTATCCATTATAACAGTGAGGTCTCTACTAAAACGCTTTGGGCTGTCCGGCGTAATCTTTTTCAGTATTGGCTTGGCGGCTTTGATGGCGTCTGCCATGTACGGCATACCGTTGTTAAGGTCGTAGTGTTGATGTTCAAATGTTTCAAAGGAGATGTCGCCGTCAGTGGTCTTAACCATGAGGATGAACGGGATGTTGTCCGA